TTTAAAGTGATTAATTATTTATAATTACCCAGTCCATTTCATTCTCAGCAACAAGGGGCATGAGATTGTAACGGTTGATTTGTGGGTATAACTCCAAGTCAATGTCCTCTGGCTCAAATGTCCAGCCGTGGATCTCGATGTTATCCTCAGGGGAATGCGGCGACGTTTGTCCGTACAAGCCGAAGCCGTGGGAGAAAATAACGTGTACAAAGTGACCCAGCTTTTTATCTAGGGTACATTTGCAGGTGTATTTTGTAACATTCATTTGGTAAGTTTTAAAATATTTTCAATACGTAAATTTAATATTAATTATTTGAATAAAAAAATATTTACAAAAATAAATTAAAAAAAAGTGAGGCATAATTTCTATGCCCCACCAAAACAAAACCAAATTATGAAACTTATCTTAGTAACACCTTGCGCCAGACGGCTAACTTGTAAGCAAGTGCGCGGGCGCGTGGCATATTTCCTTCTTCTATTTTCCTCATGTGGTTCTTGCGATCAATCATATTATCTGAATCGGGCTTTTCATTCTTTGCCATTTCCTGCGCCTCAGCCCACAAGGCTTCCTTTTCCCCTTCCTTCCATTCATTGATATAACCACGTTTGACGCACTCGTCGTACCAAAATACTGGTATTTCTTCCAACGGCTTTTGAAAGTTTTTCAGCTTATTATCAAAGTCCTTATCGTATTCCTCAGCCACTTTCCCCAGGCGTTTCATGCGATCTTCTTCTTCTTTCTTCGCCTGCAAATCTGAATCCATGGCAAAGTATATCTTTTGCCTCCATGTTATATAAGCGGTGATTATTCGCCCAATGGCATGAAGGTCAACTTTTCCATATAATTTATGATCATTAATATCAAGTTCTTGTTTGGCAAACTTTTCAAAAGCCAGTTTAATTTCATCGACGGCTAACAACTTGTAATTTGAAATAAATTCGGTAACCTCCATCAAGTGTTCGGGCTTTGGCTCAATGCCATACACGGGGAGCAGTTGGCTTAAGGTTTGGGCAATCTTCGGGATCGCTTCTTTTGTCCCTGTTTTAAAAATCCTGAGTTCGCGGTTTTGGATAACAAGCTGCACGTCTTGTATTTTCTCTTCCACGCGGTTTGCAATCATTGGTAAATTGTTCATAATTGGTTGGTTTTATAATTGTAAATATAAATTAAAATAAATTAATCGCCACAAAAACAATCAATATTTGACACAAGTTAACGGTTTAAAAAATCTTGCTGCATCTTTGGTAAATAATCTTTCATTAATTGGCTTCTTGTTACCTTCCACCCAATTTTAGGTAAACTATAATCTTCAAAATACGTATATCTAATAATGCCGCGCAATAAAGAACCAGCCTCCTTAATTTCATTATTTTTCATCTTTACTTGAAATTTACCTTCGCCAAGATGGGTAACTAAATAATCTTCGTTTGTCATAATTGTTAATTTTTTTAATCTTGAAATTTTGCCATTCTTTCGGCAAGCAATTCTTGAATCCTGTCATTGTACGCCTTGTCCTTTGCCGCTGGGCTTGTGGTTTGGTATGCGGTAAATATCTTTGAGGCTTGGGAGTAAAGGTTGGCTATTGTGAAATTTGCTTTTAACCATTTGTCAGGCAATGACCACGCGGCTTGGATAAACACCTTCAATGCCTCAATGCTATTGCCCTGCTTATCTATTTTGTCAATGTATTGCATAAGGTTTTTCATTTGCCCTGCATCTTTTGGCATCATGATGTAATGCCCGTTCTGGTCAGTTGGGTACGCTGCACCAGATAACGATTCAAACGTTTGGCAAAACACGGTAAAGGCGGCGTACGTGGGGGAGGGCTGGCGGTCGGCTTTCGGCTCGGCGGCGGCTTTTCTTTCTTTTTGCGTCGCAACAATTTTTCTTTCTTTTTCACTTTGCAACTTAGCAACAACGGTAAAGGGGTTCACTTTGGGGCTTTGAAGATTTGTTTTAACTGATACAGATTTTATTTCTACAGTTGGAAAGTTTGGAAAATCATTTGTTTCAACTTTTTCAAAGTCGGTAAAATCTGAAGGATTTTCAATACTTTGTTCAAAGTCTATATTTGTTATAATCTTTCTTTGTTCCAAGTCTTTATTTATTAGTGCCGACTTTTCCCGTGTCGGTTTTTCTCCGTTGCGGATTTTTACCGTGTCGGCTTTTTTACCACTCGGTGTAAAATTCAGGGTATAATCGTAACTATCAAATTTACCCGTTTCCCTCCTTTGTTCCCGATGAAGGTAACCTGTTGTCAAAAGGTCTTCAATGTATTTTCTCAATGTATCCTTTGTGTATCCAAGTTCCTTTGCCATTGCGCCTTGATAAAATTTCCAATCATCTGGCATGGAAGCCATGTAACAAAAGATGAAGCGGGCGCGGTCGCTCAGGCTTTTGTTTCGGATAATGTCATTGGGGATAATGGTAAAATTATCCTTAATTTTGTTATTTAACTTATTCATAAAAATGTATAAAAAAACCCAGCACGTGAAGGGGTACTGGGTTAGTTGAACAATGCGGATATTGTCCCGAAGTTCTTTTGAATGACCTTCACCTCGTTCAAAAGAATGATTAAAGATAAGGAATATTTGGCAAATTATATATAATATTTTACTTCGCCTTCACCTTTTGACCAGTCAGCCACAACAACGCCTTTCTCAATTAAAGTTTTAACGGTTATGCAATTAAAATACGATCCTCCGTCTTGAGTGTTAAATTTATCATCTTTATAAGCAAAAATTGATTTGTCTTTAAACTCTGGAAGTTTTATTAATACGCGTAAGTCGTAAATAATATATTTACTTATATTTCCTTTATCTTCATCGTAAAAACAATAAAAATAATACCATGGATTTGTATTTCCTGATGCAAAATTTAATAGCTTATCGTACTCAGATTTTATTTCAGGATTTTGACTTTTTGTTTTAATGGTTATGTCAATTATATCTCCGTGCATTTTTCGCGCCCTGTGACTTACTTTTATTTTTGGAAAGTAGCAAGGCAAGTCTATGAATAAATCAATAGCATTTATTGTGTCATTATAAACGTCTGATGCTTTAATCATTGAAATATATTTTTCAGTTTTAATAACTTGTAATTTAGCTTTTAAAAACTTTGCGATATATTCCTTTGCCTCTGGAAGGCTTTTGTCTGAATACTTTCTAAATTCTTTATAATTAACACTTACCATCTTCAAGCCTTTTTAAAGTTATTTTATAATTTTGTTCGTCAATCTCGCATCCAATGAAATTCCTTTTTAATTGATTTGCCGCAACAACAGTTGAACCACTCCCAAGAAAAGGATCGAAAATTGTTTCGTTGACGTTGGTACTATTTTCAATGAGTTGCTTAATTAAGTCAACTGGCTTTTGTGTGTTATGAAATCTTTCATCATTAAATCTGCATTGAATTATATTTTTGGGTCTTGTTAAGAATTCCCTGTTACCTCCAGCAAAAACAATCATTTCATAAGAGCTCGAATAATTTCCTTTTAAGTCACCCATTCCCATGAATAATTTATCCCAAATTATAAGGTTCTTGATTTGAAAATGCTTTGAAATAATTGCATTGAATTGAGGGTAAATTTTCCAGTTGCAAAAAATGTAAATGTGTGCATTGTCTTTCAACTTGATTTTTACCTCATGTAACATTGTATCAAGCAAAAGCAAAGCATTGTCAATGTTTCCATCGTTCTCAATCTTGCGGCTCAGTTGATTGTCATACGCGCCAAATTGAATGTCCACTCCGTAGGGTGGGTCGGTTATTAAACAATCAATACTTTTGTCCTCAATGGTCTTAATAAACTCAATGCAATTTCCATGGAAAATATTTGCATTGCTTTCGTAAACCTTTTCAATTATTTCAATCGCCTTTTGCGTTTTATATTGTTCCTTTTCATCTTTTTTTATCTCTTTGTATGCTTGATGAATATTTACTTCACCTGTTCTTAATTTTACTTTTAATTCCTCTGGTGCTTTTTTTGTTACAACGTCAAACATTCCAGTCTTACCTGTACTCCAGCCAAGTTTTTCGGCAAATTCATTTCGTGTATTATGTTCCGTTTTGTCAATATTTGACAAAACGGGAGATTCTTTACCTTTATTAAGAGTAAGTAATTGTTTTTCTTTTCCTTCTATTTTGCGCATTTCGCGAACATAAGAAAGCAGTTCTCCCCTTACAAATTCTGGTAAATTCCTTCTTCCAAGTTGATTGTTAATCATCCACTCCTTTACCGCGTTCATGTCGGCAAATTCCTTTTCCACGGTTTCAAAGTCAATGTCATATTCCTTTGCAATCCTGTAACGGTTGTGTCCATCGACTAAGATACCGTTCCATGTCACCAATGGGTCGCGGATTCCTTCTTCCAGAATATTACGCTCCAGTTGCTTAAATTCCTCGCTTGTTAACGGTGGAATCAAGACTTCAAGTTCTTTTGATATTTGCATGAGTATAAAAATGAGAACGCCCAACAGGTGCAGCTATTGGGCGTAAATGAAACAAAAAAATAGTTTGTTTCAATATCCTTTGAATGGGCTGCACTCCGTCCGAAGGATATGTAAATATACGAAATTTATTTTACTTTTTCTCCCGTTTTACAAATAACAATCCCCAGGGCGTCACCTCCGTTGCTTCCCTGAGCAAGTCAAAACCGTGGCTTGCAAAAATGAGAACCCATTCACTTCTTTTTTTCAAGTTAATATGTCCCCATTCAATGTCAAAAGCAGGATCCGCTGAGGCATAAGGCGTGGAGGTGAAATAAAAATATTTGTTACAGGCTTTGTAAAGAATTGGCATGACAAAGGATATTTGCGCGTCGGTCATGTGTTCAAATACCTCGGTGGAGTAAATGGCATCATACTTTCCTTTTATCCTCAATTCATACCTGCCCTGTTGATATTTTGAAGCCCACTTTGCAAGCATATATTTTGACGGCTCAATGCCCTTGTTTATCGCAAATTCCCTTTCATACGGGTTAATGTCGTAACCCATGTAATTATACAAGCCCACGCGCTGGCACGCGGATAAAAAGAAGCCAAGTCCTGAGCCAAACTCGAACACGGATTTACAACCCATGATTTGCAAAACCCTTGCGCCGTTGGTGTGCAAGTTTACGAGCGGTTCATAATCCGTGGTGGTAAAACCAAGCTCAACGGATTTGTCAAAAAAGAATTTGTTA